ACAGGCTCTTTATCTTGCTAGCTGGCTTACTGAAGAAAACGATACAGCAAATCTGGACTCGCATACCGTTTTAAAATCTACAATTGAATCTGTTAGTATTATCCGCAAGGGAAAGAAGCGATAGAACTACTCCTTGGCTACCTTTTGGTGGTCGATGCTTTGGGGACACGCAGTCAGTTACCCGACTGAAGCCAAGGAATAGAACTCTTGTAAGACAGCCTAATTACCTTAATTGTACTTCTTTTTCTACAACTACATAAGCGGCTTCTTCACCAATTGAGTCACAGCCAAACGGCATTAGCGCATGACCCTTATCTCCCCAGGACTTGCCCCAAGAGTTTCGCATTATCCAGTTGCCGTCAGCAGTCCAGCCAATGAGGTTCACCATGTGATTTAACCCATTGTATTTACAGCCTTTCATGACGCCGCCTTTGTAATTATCCCATCTGCCATTGGCCCCTACTGCGACTGATACATAGCCTGATTGCATGATTGCGGCTTTTAGTTCATCAACTGTAGGACTTCTATCGGGCGCTCCTAAGTTGTACCAAGATACAGGCTGAAGAACGCGCTGCTTTTTCTTCGCAGTGCAAATCTGATTGTAGGCCTTGTACGGATACAAAGCTTCGCTTGTAACCCCGTTTTTGACTAAATACGGGCCAGCGAAATTGCCTCCACGGCAGCCATACCACTCAGAATCGCAATCAACGATTTCTTGCTCGCTTGCTACTTCAACTTGATTGTTAAATATCAACGCAGCGCTTTCAAGATTTGCGACGGTTGAGAACGCCCAGCAGCTCCCACAAGCTCCTTGGTCTTTAATAGGCAAACTGAACCCTAAGTTACGCCAGTCAAAGCTGACTGGAAGGTACGCATTGGTTCTAGGATTCTTAAACACGCCGCCTTCAAGTAACCCGTGGCCTTCGTGGAGCTTGATGTAACCCGTTGCATACTTTGTGGGGCCTACGTCAATCGTCACGTTGTCAGGGGTTGTAGGTTTTGTGCCTGTACTATCACCGCAGCTAACTAAAAAAAGCGTAAAAAACGCTAACAAACTAAACAGAATTTTCATGTTTTTATCTCCTTATGCGCGAATTTCTCTCATTTTTGCCTTGATTAGACAAACTTGAAAAGAAAGTGAGGCAACAAATGCCGTCGCCATTAGCATTTTTGGATGAAAAACGTAAAGAAACGGGGATAGCTGTGGAACATAGATCAGAAGAAGGCCGCAAAAGAAACGTTGGCCTTGAAGTAGCTGCCGAAGAATTGATGACTGCCGTTGAAAAGAAAGACGTGCCAGGCATCGCTATCGCATTAGAAAACGCTTTTTACCTACTAGAATCTATTCCTCATGAAGAAGAGGAAATGGAAGAAGAAGAGTAATGGCCGAGGGTAAAAAACCTTTTATTGGTTACAACCCTAAGAAGCACTCGAAGTCTGGTGGACTTAGCGACAGTTACAGAAAGAAGCTAAACAGGGAAGAAGGCTCAAACTTAAAAAGGCCTGTAACTGGTAAGCCAAAGCCGGGAAGCGAAGCAGCCGGAAGAAAGAAAAGTTTTTGCGCACGAATGTCAGGCGTTAAAGGCCCGACATCAATAAGCGGAGAGTTAACGCCAAAAGGTGCAGCTCTAAAACGTTGGAACTGTGCAGATGGCGGAATGATTGGAGAAAAGATGCCACTTAAAGAAGGCAAATCAAAAAAGACTCTTGAAAAGAATATCAAGACCGAGATAGCCGCAGGTAAACCGCCTAAACAAGCGGTTGCAATAGCTTACGCTATGAAAAGAAGAAACATGGCAAAGGGCGGCGGACTATATGCAAACATTCATGCAAAGAGAGAAAGAATTGCAGAAGGCAGTGGCGAGAAAATGAGAAAGCCTGGAACAGAGGGCGCGCCAACTGCGAAAGCTTTTAAACAAGCGGAAAAAACCGCAACAATGTCCGAAGGGGGCGAAGTGAAACACGTTACACAAAAAGAAACTATGCACTGTGAAAAGTGCGGTCACACAATGATGGCTATGGGCGGTGGAGTAGAAGAAAAAGAAGCTGCTCAAATCGGAAAGCCAGCGCTTACTCCTCACGGCAAAGAAGAAAAAGAAATGCGCCATGAAGGAAAACCTCAAAGCGATATGGCAAAGCTCGCTATGGGTGGAAGCTGCTACGCTGAAGGCGGACAGGTTCAAAACGAAAAGCTAAACCCAAGTCATCAAGTTCCTATGGACGCAAGACTTAAGCAACAAACTATGGCGATGCGCGCTCCCGGCATGAACCAAACACAAGTTGCAAAACTTGCGATGGGCGGAAGCGTTGTAGAAGAAATCATGCGCGGACGTAAGAAGATGGCAATGGGAGGCGGAGTAGAGAGTGACCGCGATGCAGAGCCAGCTTTCGCTGACGATTTAGATTTGTCTAACGTTCATTACATGGAAGACGAAGCTCATGAAGTAAATCCAAATCCAAGTGACGATGATTTCAGCTTGGTCGGTCAAATCATGAAAGAAAGAAAGCGATATAGACCCTAATGAGCGCTTGTTTGTTCACAATCAATCAAGAGTCTTTAAAAAAGCTAAATTTTTCTGAAATTATTAAGCTAAGAGATAAGGCATTAAAAATTTTGGGAAGTGAGCCAAATAAAGACAATAAATTTGAATGTGATCAATGGTGCGGAAATTGGGACACGCTTACTCATATTGTAAGAGAATTAGATCGCAGAGAAGAAGAGAGATTTAATGGATAATTGCGAACACGAGATGGAAAAAATAACCATCAGTGAAAATCATGAATATACCTGTTGTTGTGGAAAGCACTGGCAATACGCAATTCATTATCTGTGGGATGAAGAAGCAAAAGAGATAGAAAAAGAAGAAAGAAAAATAAAAAATGGATTTAAAAACGCTTAAAGATTTACTGAAGCTACTTCGCGAGAAGGGCGTTACAGAATTTAAAATGGGCGACATTGAGCTGAAACTTTCTGAAGAAGCTCCTCAGTCAAAGTACAAACGCCGACAAGAAGATGCAGCATTGGAAGGCGAGCCAGATTTAACAGAAGAAGAATTGATTTATTATTCTTCAACTCCGCCGACCGAAATGGTTGAACAACAATGAGTTTAAAAACTACAACAAAACAAAAGAGCTTCGGCAGGACAGAGCGCATCTACAAAACCACGGATGACGCTTTCATTGGAAATAAAGGTTTTCGTTGGTGGGAAGAAAAAGACAGTGGCGCAAGAGCAAGACAGCTTTTTTCGACGGTTGCTTATCTTAAGCAGGGCCAGCAGTTTAGACAAAGACAAGCAGCGCAGTTCGCAAGACTTTACAGCGGTCAATCGCTTTACAGTTTTGTGGGAAGCAATATGTCGAAAATGGATAACGTTTCGACTCTACAGCCTAACCGACCCACTTATAATCTCATTAGTTCGGTTACTGATACGCTTGTTTCTAAATTAACCCAGAGTAAACCCACGCCTGTTTTTCTAACCGACAATGGTGATTACAAAGAAAGAAATTTAGCAAAGAAGCTAAATAACTTTATTCTTGGTGAATTTTACCGCGCAAAAGCCTACGAGATCGGCGAATATATTTTGACTGACGCTCTGGTGCAAGGAACAGGCTGCGTAAAAATATTAGAAACAATGGATAAAAAAGTCGGGTTAGAGCGCGTGATACTGACCGAACTTTTCGTCGATATTCAAGAAGCCGCATTTGGTAATCCTCGAAGATTGTATCAAGTTAAGTTAATGGACAGAAGCCAGCTCGAAGCTGCCTTTCCTAAGCATAAAAGATTAGCAGCAGAGTCGCAAAAAGCTACTATCGATAGCAGTGCGGAAACTGCCAAATCAGTTGCAGACCTCGTAATGGTTGTTGAAGGGTGGAGCTTGCCTTCTGGCGAAGACACAGGTGACGGGTATCACTCGATTGCTTGTTCCGAAGGCGAGTTGTTCCACGAAGAATGGACTAAACAAACATTCCCATTCGTATTCTTACACCATAAGAAAAGACAGTTAGGATTTTGGTCACAAGGAGTTGCTGAAAGTTTATTCGGCACCCAACTAGAGCTTAATTCTTTATTAGACACGATTGCTAAATCAATAAAACTCTTCGGAGTGCCTAGAGTGTTTGTTGAAGAGGGCAGCAAAGTTAATCAAGCGGCCTTTATGAACAAGATAGGCATGATTGTGAAATTTAGGGGACAGCCCCCGATATTTTCTGTCAGCCAGAGTAACGCGCAAGAGATGTATGAGGAACGTGCGCGTCTCATTCAGTTTGGTTTTGAGCAAGAAGGCTTAAGTATGCTTTCAGCTACGAGCCAAAAGCCAGCAGGATTAAACTCAGGTGAAGCACAGAGAGTTTATCAAGATATTAACTCAGACAGATTTGCTGCTTTAGAAAGGCGCTATACAAATTTTTATGTGGATATCGCTTACCAAATTATTGATAAGGCAATGGAAATCGGAGAACGCGACGGAAAGTACACGACTGTATTTACGGACAGGCGACAAGGCACAAAAGAAATCGAGCTTCCTGACGTTAAGCTCCTCAAAGACCCGTTTGTCATTCAAGCCTACGTTCAAAGCTCTTTACCGAAAGAGCCAGCCGGAAGATTGCAAAAAGTAACTGAAATGATTCAGTCTAATATGATTACCATTCAAGAAGGGCGACGACTTCTTGATTTCCCTGACTTGGGCCAGATTGAAACGCTTGCAAATGCCTCCGAAGAAAGAATTTTTAAATATTTAGACGATATTATCGAGGAAGGTAAGTACGAGGGGCCTGATCAGTTTATGAACCTCGCTAAAGCTACAGAAATCGTCACTCAATACATAAATTTATATTCAACATGCAATCTTGAAGAAGAAAAAATGCAGATGCTCCGTGACTTCTTCGCTGAGATTCAAGACTTGCAAATGGCCGCCATGCCTCAACCGCCTATGGGCGCGATGCCAATACCGCAAAATCAATTAGCGGTTCCAGAAGCTTTACCAAGTAGCCCATTATTACCGATGGGCCAAGGATAATAACCCTAGCGTCGCAACGCTATAACGCCGCAGAGTCGGCAAGGAGAAAACATGGCACTAGTAACTGAACCTAAGGCTGCATCTACGCCTGTCGCAACAACCCCGACAAGACCTTCCGTAACATTCGGAACACCAAAGCCTACAACAGCAAGAGTTGATGCTTTAAAGCAAAGACTTAGCAATCCTCAAGCCCCTACAAATACTGTAGCGCCACGCCCTGCCGGAAGCACCGCAAGAGCTGAGCAATACGCTAAATTACAAGCCCATGCTGCGCCTGTCCCACAGAACACGCAGCCATTACAAGACATTGAGCCGCCGCCCTCTGGAATGGTGGAAAACGCTATAGCTACTGAAGGCGCAGTGCCTCAAGTAGACAATAGTGTTGAAGTTGCTGAAAAGACTGCTGAAGCACCTAGCGAGCCTCTCAGCCCTCAATTTGTCGCCCTCGCAAAACAGGAGCGACAACTTCGGAAAGCCCGACAAGAGCTAAAGGCTCAACAAGACGCCTGGAAAGCCCAGCAAGCGAGCATGGTGAGTATAGACGACTTGAAAACTGATCCTCTCGGCACTATGTCGAAGCTTGGCCTCACTTACGATCAGCTGACTGAGTTACAGCTTAGTCAGATCAATCCAGATCCAAATCAACAATTATTAAACAAGATAGCGGAGCTGGAAACGAAGTTAGCTTCGGTCGATGAGCAATTCACCAAGCGTGATAACGCTGCTTATGAAGCCGCAGTTAACCAGATTCGTAATGACGTCAAACTTTTGGTCGATTCCGACCCAACGTACGAAACCATAAGAGCGACGGGAGAATCCGAAGCTGTTGTGGAACTGATTAGAAAAGTCTTCGATGCGGAAGGCGCAATCCTTTCTGTAGAGGAAGCAGCCCAACTCGTCGAAGATAAATTGCTTGAGCGCGAAGTCGAAAGACTAAAGGCCTTGCAAAAACTTTCTAAAGTTCAGTCGCGTTTAGGGAAGCTGACAGAGAATTCAGCAGAAGCAAGTGAACTGAAGCAACAGCCCGTACAAACTACTCTTTCTAATGCAGGTACGGTTTCACGACCATTAACCGCTAGAGAAAGAGCAATCATGGCTTTTGAGAGTGCAAAATCAAAAGTGTAAATGGTTTACGTTTTTGCTTTGCATTCACTAACTAAAGGACTTCAACATGGCTACATATGCTAGCAGTTCGAGTTCTATTGCAGTTCTTAAAGAATTGTATGTAGACAACTCGGATTTCATGAAGGACTTGGTTTATGCTAAACAAATTGGCCTTTTAGCAAGGAATTGCTAATTGCAGTACCCGAATATCGGTTAAAATCCGGCAGCGGACAAGACCGAAGCGTAAAACGTAAGAACTACGCTCGAACGACTGACAAGGGGTGCGAGAACCGCATGAGATACAGTCTGCTCTCACGCTATAACATTAGAAACGTGAGCTAACACAAAGGAAAAACCCTGCATTCGCTCTTATTCCGAAGAATGAATCTACGGAAGGGCTTGCTGGTAAGTATATTCCAGTTCCTATTCAATACGCTGATCCTATGGGTCGTTCGCATACATTTGCGAATGCTCAAGGCAATCAAACACCTAACCAGTACAATAGCTTCTTCGTGTACGTTATCCAGGATTACCAACTGGTAACAATCACTAACTTGCTCATTGAGCAAACAAGAAGCAATGCTGGTGCGTTCGTTGACGAAATGAAACGTCAAATGGACGGGGGTAAACAAAAATGCCCAGCAGAGGAGCAATCCTTTGCTGCATAATCCCGAATATCGGTTAAAGGCCAGAAGTGGTTCAGACCGAAGCGTAAAACGTAAGAACTACGCTCGAACGACTGACAAGGGCTTCCCAAGTGGAAGGATATACAGTCTAGTCCTGCGATATAACAAAGAAGAAACGCAGGTATTAACGATAAAAAACTTGTCGAACAACATGGCTTTCGAGCTATTTGGTTCGGGAACAGCTACCCGTGGCGTAATTGGTTCTGCTATCACTAATCCTAGTGCTGGCGTTTACCAATTTACTCTGCAGAATCCACAGAACGTTGTTAATTTCGAAGTCGGGATGACAATCCAGGCTTCCGCAACTGACGGCGGCGCTGTCCTTCCTATATTAACTCCAACTGTTCCAGATTTGGGCACAGTGTCCTCTGTAAACCGTTCTACTGGCGTAATCCAGTTCACGGTTGCACAAGGAACACCTAACTCAACCTGGGCAAACGGAAATTACATCACCGTACAAGGTGACATTCCGCCTGCTGGGGGTTCTGGATCAGGCCCATTAGGAGCTACTGGCTCTTACTTGGCTGCTTCTGGATTCTCTGCTTGGTTGCCTGCAACTGATCCTTCTCCCTCGGATTCTTTCTGGGGAGTAAATCGGTCTGTAGACCCAACCCGTCTCGCAGGACTGCGCTATGACGCAAGTTCCTACAGCATTGAAGAGGGCGTGGTTAACGCTCTTGGATTTGCTAACCGAGAAGGTGCAGACCCAGATACTATGATCCTAAGTTTCCAGAGCTACACCGCCCTGGAAAATGCACTTGGTAAACTTATGTGCCCAGCAATGGAGGAATCTCTTGCTGCATAATCCCGAATTACGGTTAAAAGCTAGAAGTAGCCAAGACCGTGGCGTAATTTACGCCCGAGAGACTGACAAGGGCTTCCAGAACGGAAGGATATACAGTCCGATCTCACACTATAACCTAATGAAATGTGAGCTAACACAAATGGCAAAAGTGCAATATGTGGACATTAAGCACGAAGAAGCTGCAATCGCCTTTGAAGGCATTCGCTTCCACAGTGCTTATGGCTATGTAACCGTATTTGCTGATCGCTCTGCGATTCCGCAAACCGGACTATGCCTGTCTATGGATACTTGGAAGCTGCGCTCTTTGGGCAAAGCTCCTCATATCCTCACTTACGGACTTGAAGGCCTTGAAGGTCTACGAGTCGGTAACAGTGATGCCTTGACTAAACTAGGGCATCTAAAATCTTCTCTGATTGACTTGGAAGCCCGACAGGGTAACAGGGCGCAAGCGTATCAATACGCAGCGTGAACGACTAAGTGAGAAGACCCCGATAGGGGATGCGATAGTCTGAACTTGGCAAATAAATAAAAGCCAAGAGCCGAAGCCCGAAGCGGTGAGTAGGCCCGGTAAAGATACCGAGTAACAAAATGTAGAAGTCCGAGTCGGTGCTTATTACAATTACACTTGTAATGCACCCGGCTGGAACCTTAGAGTATTACTTTCAGCCTAAAAACTGAATAAGATGCCCCCTACTGTTATGGTGAGTGCCAGTAGGGGGTTTTCTTTTGCCTTGAATAGACAAATGCGTAAGCCCAAGAGTCCTTGGGATACCGCTTGCCGGGGTTCTGCCTGCCTCGATGCCAGGGTAAGATAAAGGCAGACAAGGACATAAAATGGCTAACAGAAATTGGCTTTCCCAAAAAATGTATCAAATGGAAGCTTACCCCGTACTGGTAAGCTGCACTTTCACTGTAGACCCCACAAGCGCAAGCGGAGTCAGCAATCTAACAGGTGGAGCAGTAAAGGCTGTTTACATGAACGCCAACACTCCTTCCGGTGAAAATCCTGATCCAGTAGCAGGGGTTATCCAAGTTCGTTTACAAGATAATTACTCAAAACTTTTAGGACTTAGCGCAGTAGTGCAAGAGCCTACAAGCGGAACTCCTTTGACTTCCGTTTCTTTAGGCGTTCCTTACGTTATTACTTCAGTAGGAACAACTACTCTTGCTCAATGGCAAGCAAAAGGCCTTCCTGCTGGCGTAACCCCAGCAGTAGGAGTTTGCTTTGTAGCAACTGCAGCCGGAGCCTTAGGAGGCACTGGCGAAGTACAAACTGGCGTTGATTGCCAAGCTCCCGAAATTAGCGTTGCTGGCGTTGCTAATGCAAATCTTCAAAACAGCAACAGCCCAGTAAACGGAGGAGCTATTTTGACTCTTATTACAAGAGCTGCCGGAGCTGTAACAGCTCTAAGAACAGGCACAGTAGTAAGAATTAACATGTATCTTTCAAACAGTTCTGTCACCGTACAGGGACAGTAATTAGTCAGGGGGTTGGGGAGTCTCCGCTCTAACCCCCTACTTTTTTAGGTGGATAAATGCCAATAGCTTCACCGCCAAATTCTCAAACAACTTATTTACAGCAGGGCAATCAGCAGGTTCTTGTTTCTTGGAACATTGTGCCCGGTGCTACTTCCTACAACGTTTATAGAAATACGACAGGCATCGCTCCTACACTTCCTGCGACTCCTCATGCGACTGTCACAGAAGCTCAGTATTTAGACACTTCCCCTCTTTTAAATACTCAATATTGGTATTGGGTCACGTCAGTAAATGGTTCAGGAGAAAGCACAGTAACTGCTCCTACTCCTAACTCTATTATTCCCGTAGTTGCTGGCTATATGAGCTTGCAACAAATTAGAACTTTGTCTCAACAAAAAGCAGACCGAGTAAATTCTAACTTTATTACTCTTCCTGAGTGGAATTCTTACATAAATCTAGCCGCTGACGAGCTTTACGATTTAATCACGACTATTTTTGAAGATTACAACATGTATGAGCCTGTTTATTTCACTACAAACGGGCAAACACAAAGTTATCCACTTCCTGACGGCGTTACAGTGTTTCAAAATGCAAACGGACAGAACATTGTTCCGCCTCCCATTTATAAACTGGCAGGAATAGACTTAGGACTTAACAATGCGCCAAATGGATTTGTCACAGTTCAAAAGTATAATTTTATTGACCGAAACCGATATGTTTTCCCCAACACTGCATCGACTATTTATGGCATCTTTGGTCTGCAATACAGATTTATCGGAAATTCTATTCGTTTCATTCCGCAACCATCATCTAGTCAACCTATTAGGGTATGGTACGTTCCACGAAGAACCCAGCTCCTAAGAGAAAATGACGTTACTGACGGCTACAATGGCTGGACAAATTACATTATTGCTCGTGCTGCCAAGTACGCTCTTGATAAAGAAGAGTCTGATTCGTCAAAACTAGATGCAGAGCTAGTTTATTTAAAGCAAAGAATTGAAGAATCCGCTCCTAATCGTGATCAGGGTCAAGCCGACACGGTTGCGGACGGTAGAATGGCCTCTGGTTTCGGCCCTGATGGGGGCGGTGGCTGGCAGGGGCCTTTCGGAACGGGTTGGTAATGCAGCTTCCAATTAACTTAACTGACAGTCTTCAGCAAACGCGCTGGAAGTCTATTTTAGATCCAGTAA